TCAAGCAACTTTATAATTTGATGTGGTTTTGTAAGAAAGTTTCTATTCCTTTTGAGGTTTATGCTTTCACCAATGACTACCCTCACGTTCGTACTGACGAAAATGGTAAGGTTACTGTTCGTGATCTTGCATATCAGAAACGAGAGGGTTTGGTTTATGTTGGTGAATGGTTCTCTATGATGAATCTTTTTACTAGCAAAGTTGATGCAAAAACTTTGGAATATCAAATGAAAAATATTTTTCGAATTGCTAGCACTTTCAGGTATCATTGGCATTGTCAATATCCCACTCCTCCTGGTTTGGGTTTGTCTGGCACTCCTTTGAATGAAGCAATGATTTCCTTGCATCAAATTATTCCCCAGTTCAAAAATGAACATAAACTTCAGAAAGTTCAATGTGTTGTTCTAAGTGATGGTGAAGGAGCACCTCTGAAATTTCATCGACAATTCGATCGTCGATGGGAAGATGAACCTTTTTTGGGTACAAACTCTATTGGTTGTAACTCTTTTCTTCGGGATCGTAAAACGGGACATACTTATTCTTTTGACTGTGAATGGCATGAAATGACTGATGTTCTTCTTCATAATCTTCGTGACAGATTTGTTGATGTGAACTTTATTGGTGTTCGTGTTCTTGAACCACGTGATGCGAATAGTTTTATTCGTCGTTATACTGGATGGGGAAAGGACTTTGAGAAACTTCAAAAAGTGTGGAAGAAACAAAAAGCATTCTCTATTCACCAATCTGGATATCACACTTATTTTGGTATCTCTGCGAATGCTTTGTCACAATCTACAGAGTTTTCACCAGGAGAAGATGCAACTAAGAGTCAAATTAAAACTGCATTTGTAAAAAGTCTTCGAACTAAAAAAATGAATAAGAAAGTTCTTGGTGAATTTATTGAACTTATTGCATGATAAATACTAAGAAACTATAATTAAAAAAATGGGAAGATTCGCAAAACTCATTGGTTTGGAAACTGAAGCCCCAAAACCAACACCTAAGAAACCAGCACCTGCACCTAAAGTAGAAGCACCTAAAGATGAACCAGAATTGGAAGAAGAAGTATCTACAGATGAAGAATCTGAGTGAATATCAAATAAAACTTCTTAAGGATGGACCCAAATCCTTGTCTCAGGCATGGGCACTTCAGGCAATGAAGTATGATTGGGACAAAATCAATGGACAGTCTGAGAACTGACCAATGGGGTGCGAAAGCACCCCATTTCTTTTGTATAATAACTTCAGTGAAACAAACAAACGAAATGACCTTTTCATCTGACTACATTCGCAACTCTCTCCAAGAGACTTACGGTGAGTCTGTTACCAGTGCTGATATCAAAGCATGGTGTGCGATGAATGGTGCTAATTATCAAACGGTCTCAAACAAGATTGCTGACTGTAAAGTTTCTCGTGGTAAGTGGAACCTTACTATTCAAGAGGCACGAGAGCAACTGGAAGAGACTGTAAAGGCAACTTCTGTAATGCCTTCTGTAGAGCAAAACCTTATTCCTCAGAAAGATGATTCCTTCGTCAAGTTCGGTAATTATGGCGACATTCGCAAGATTATCCAATCAAAATTGTTTTATCCGACGTTCATTACGGGCATGTCGGGTAATGGTAAAACGTTCTCGGTTGAGCAAGCGTGTGCTCAATTGGGTCGGGAACTAATTCGTGTAAACATTACTATTGAAACAGATGAAGATGACCTCATTGGTGGATTCCGTCTCGTCAATGGTGAAACCGTTTGGCACAATGGTCCAGTCATCGAAGCCTTGGAGCGCGGTGCGATTCTACTGCTTGACGAGATTGACCTGGCTTCCAACAAGATTCTTTGCCTTCAATCAGTGCTCGAAGGAAAAGGTGTCTTCCTGAAGAAGATTGGTAAGTTCGTTCAACCTACCGCTGGATTCAATGTTATCGCTACTGCTAACACCAAGGGTAAGGGTTCTGACGATGGTCGTTTCATTGGAACTAATGTGTTGAATGAAGCCTTCCTAGAGCGTTTCCCTGTTACCTTTGAGCAGGAGTATCCTACCTCTGCTACTGAGACTAAAATCCTCAACAAACTCTGTGCAGACGAAAACTTCTGTAAGCGACTTGCTGACTGGGCAGACATCATCCGCAAGACCTTCTATGATGGTGGTATCGAAGAAATCATCAGCACTCGCCGCCTGGTTCACATCATCAAGGCATACAACATCTTTGGTGATAAGGCAAAAGCAATCCAAGTTTGCGTGAATCGTTTCGATGACGAAACCAAGCAGGCATTCCTGGAACTCTACGACAAAGTTGATGCGGATTTCGAGATGCCCGTTGACGGCGAGGAGGTTGCCTGATATAATGACTAATGCTTGGAGTTTACTCTACGATGAAATTTTGACTATGGATGAAAACAACATTAGTATTAATGTGACGGATAGTATTTCTACAGGTTCTATTGATCTAATTAATCCTAGGACACCTTGGAAGTATAATGAAGAAGAGATTCTTCAGGAACTTCTTGAGTATGTTCGGGGAACTTACAATCAGCACTATTCTGCTGGTGATGATAAAATTCAGACACTTGATCTGATTGAGGCATGTGGTGACGGTGAAGCATTCTGCCGTAGCAACATTCTCAAGTATGCCTCTCGTTATGATAAGAAGGGCACCGCACGACGTGACATCATGAAGATCTTGCATTATGCTGTGCTTCTGATGCATTTCAACGACAAGAATGCACAACGTGAAACTTACAACCAATGAAACTCAAAGAACGTACAATGAAACTGTCTGATAATGCCCTCGCAATCCTTAAGAACTTTGCCGGAATCAACAACTCGATTCTTGTGAAGGAGGGTAATAAACTCCGCACTATTTCTGTGGCAAAGAACATTCTTGCCGAAGCAGAAATCAAAGAAGAGTTTCCCCGTGACTTTGCCATTTATGATCTGAATCAGTTTCTGAATGGTCTGAGTCTGCACCAGGATCCTGACCTTGATTTCCAGCAGGACACGTATCTGAGTATCAAAGAAGGCAAACGTCGTGTGAAGTATTTCTTTGCCGATCCTAATGTCATCATTGCTCCTCCTGAAAAGGACATCACTCTTCCTACTCAAGATGTTTGCTTCCAGATGGATAGTGTAACTCTTGAGAAGTTGACAAAAGCAGCAGCAGTTTATCAACTTCCTGATCTCTCCGTGATTGGTGAGGCAGGTGTCATCAAACTGGTTGTTCGTGATAAGAAGAATGACACTTCTAACGAATATGCCATTGTGGTTGGTGAAACTGATGCGGAATTTACCTTCAACTTCAAAGTAGAAAACATCAAGATTATTCCTGGTGCCTATGATGTGGTTGTGTCATCTAAACTTCTGTCCCAGTTTACCAATACTCAACACAATCTCAAGTATTATATTGCTCTGGAACCTGATTCTACATTCGGATGAGACACATTCTTTTTACTCTAAAGGAATGTCCTTTTGGACTTCTGGATGATGAAGCACACATTCGCAATGTTCTTGCTAATGCTGCTCAATTGTCTGAAAGCACATTGTTGGATATTTCTTCCCACAAGTTTAGTCCTTGTGGAGTGACTGCTGTAGCACTTCTTGCCGAGTCTCACATTTCAATTCACACATGGCCTGAAAACCATATGGCAGTTTGTGATGTGTTTACTTGTGGGGAGCATACAAATCCTAGATCTGGTGCTACCTACATGTATGAAGCAATGGGTGCAAAGGATATTGTAAGTGAAATTTTTACTAGACCATTGAAATGAGTGATTTTATTTGGGTCGAAAAATATCGACCAAAAACAATTGAAGAGTGTATACTTCCTGACAATACTAAAAAAACGTTTCAATCTTTCCTAGATAAAGGTGAGATTCCTAATATGCTTCTTGCTGGTCCTCCAGGCATTGGTAAGACCACAGTTGCAAAGGCTCTCTGTAACGAACTTGGAGTAGATTGCTATGTCATCAATGGATCCGATGAGGGGCGGTTCTTGGATACTGTCCGAAACAATGCGAAGAACTTCGCTTCGACCGTCTCGCTTACAGCAACTGCTAAACACAAAGTCATCATCATTGATGAGGCAGACAACACATCCAATGACGTTCAACTCCTCCTACGGGCTTTTATTGAGGAGTTTGCTGGCAACTGTAGGTTCATCTTTACCTGTAACTACAAAAACAAAATCCTTGAACCCCTGCACAGTCGATGTGCCGTCGTTGAATTTGGTATCAAAGGAAAAGAACGTCAAGCAATTGCAGCACAGTTCTTTCAACGCATCCAACAAATCTTGGATACAGAAGGTGTTGAATATGATAACAAGGTCCTGGTAGAACTGATCAATAAGCACTTCCCCGATTGGAGGAGGGTGTTGAATGAGTGTCAACGTTATTCAGTCAGTGGAAAGATTGACTCTGGTATTCTTGCTACGTTCTCTGATGTTGCCGTAAATGAACTGGTCAAAAATCTCAAGACTAAGAACTTCCCTGAAGTACGTAAGTGGATCGTCAGTAATCTGGATAATGATACTACTGTACTTCTCCGTCGCATTTATG